GTTGCCCCCGCTATTCAATCCCATGGAGAAGAGAGAGAAGCACGTAAATGACGCAACCATCATACGAACAGTACAGGATAGTCGCTAACAGACTCACCCAGCTCAGCCACCGCACCGCTAGCAAGAACTTTCAATTTCCCTCGATTGATGCCGCTATCGAATGGTGTTTCACGTATTTGGAAATCCCTGAGGACAACAAGTGGCGATTCACACGCCCCGACATTACTAAACCGATCGCCCCCTGCAATCTTGATATAGTGCTGAATCGTCCACCGGACGCGCCGTACTCGCATCAGTACTGTAAGGCGAACGGCACGCTTATGCCGTATCGCTCTTATAATGACATTCGTGTTAAGATTTGGAAATGGCGGGGACGGAACGGTATAGATAATTTCGAGTTCGACGGCATGACGTCAGCTATCGAATGGTGCTACAACGAATTCAATCCATCGGTTGTGTTCGATTGGGAATTCGCCACTGAGAACGGCGTGTTTCGCCCCGGCGAGATTTCAATAGTGCGCGGCGAGATCAGGGAGGAAGCTCGCGATCGTCTTATTCTTCACCCCGCCAAAACCTATAAGACGATGACTGGCGTGCAGCAGGAAATGGTGGGGCGACGCTTCCAACAATGGGAAGTAGTATCCCCCGAATGGAAGATCATGGGAGATGGTCATAAGCACTACCACATGCGTTGCGTGAATTGCGGGGAAAGCAAATGGCTTCGTGTTTCGCACTTCAGTGGCGGTAGGACTGTGGTCTGCCCG